ATATCGTCAGCAAAAGCAAAGGGTAGAGAATTACAAAAATGGGTTGCTTGTGAAATTTCAAAAATTACCCATATTAAATGTGGTAAAGATGAATTAATTGAAAGTAGAGAGATGGGACAAAGTGGAGTTGATATTAAATTAATAGGTGAAGCACAACAACTTTTCCCATTTTCAGTTGAATCAAAAAGATGTGAAAAGATTAATTTATCAAAAGCTATTGAACAAGCAAAAGCCAACCAAAAAGAAAATACAGATTGGTTATTAGTAACAAGAAAAAGCAATGAAAAAGCTATAATTAGTATGGATGCTGAAGTATTTTTTAAATTATATGAACAAATTATAGAGTCAAAACATATATTTTAAAGGAAAAATAAATATGATATTAGCAGTTATAGGTGATATTCATGCAAGCCATGATAATATTAAAGATACTTCATTAGGTATGGAGAATTTAATTAATATATTAGAAGATAAAGAAGTTCAATATTTGCTTATTTCAGGAGATATATTTCATGATTTTAATATAGGTGGTAAAGAATCAAGTTTTGGTAGTGTATTCGATTCTATAAGTTCACCTTTACATGATTTTTTATACAGAGATGAAAGAAGAAGAATTATTATGATCCCTGGAAACCATGATATGTCTACTGATGATAATCAGAAAAATGCTTTAGTTTCTTTTGATTATAAATCTAGAATTTTTGTATCTCACAATATACAGAGTTATAGTATAGGTGATGGTGTAAATATAATTACTTTGCCTTGGATGTATCCATCTATGTATGAAAATAAAGATGAAATAATAGAAGAATTACAAAATAGAATAGAAAATAATAAAGATGGATTTAATGTATTATTGGGACATTGTCAAGTTGAAGGAACAGAACTTCCTAATAATCATGTAGTATTTGGTGGGGATTTTACTTTTACTAAAGATGAAATTGATTCTTTTGGTTTTCATATTGTTGCATTAGGGCATATACATAAACAACAAGGGTATTATACAGGTACACCTTGGCAACATGATTTTGGTGAAAGTAGTTTAACAGGTAGCGTAAGAATAATAGATATATACAAACAGGGTATTCTTGAAGATGAGATTATAGAAATACCAGATACAGCTAAATACTATAATATAGATGTAAAATCCATAGATAAATTTAAATGTCGTAAAATAGATTATGTAAAGATTAAAGGTAAACAATTACCAAATAAGAAATTACCTGATAATTATATATTTGAAAAACAGAAAGAAATAGCAACAATAAAATCAAGAACAGATGCATCAATTACAGATAATATAGAAACACTATTAAAGAAATATATAAAAGATAAGAAAATAGAAGTAAATATTAAAGAATTAATAGAAGTATTAAAAGATATAGATATAGATAATACTTATCTACCACAAGGTTCATTAAATAGATTTAATTCTTTAACTTTAACTAATATAGGTCCACATAAAAATACACATATAGATTTTGAAGATCCAATACTTGCTATATCAGGTGAAAACGCTTCTGGTAAAACTATTTTACTAGAATCAATGTTTGCAGCTTTATATGGTAAATTCCCATCTTACGGAAAAATATCTAATATATCAGATAATGGAAAAATAGAAACAACATTAATTACAAATACAGGTAAATATAGAATTGTACGGAAAGTAAATAAAGGTAAAAATACAGCATTTATTTATGATGGTAATAAAATATTAGTAGGTCCTAAAGTAGGTGAAGTTAATAAATATATAGAAACATTAATAGGCCCAGAAGAACTTTTATTATCTTCTGTATTTTCTACACAATTTTCTTATGGTGATATAGTTGATTTAGACCCATCAGAAAGAAAAAATATCTTTCATAAACTGCTTGGATTAAATTATATACTGGGTATTAAAGAAAAAATAGATAGTAAATTAGATAAGTCTGTTGGTAAAAAAGAATTTATTATTAATAGACTTAATATGCAAAATACAGATACACTTAAATATGATATTGAAATATCTAGAAATAAATTAATAGAAGTTTCAAAAAAACTTAAATCTAATACAGATAAATTACATAAATATAATAATGATTTACAAAAGCCTATTTCTAATAAACATGATAAAGAAATAGATGATAAAACAAAAAAATATGATAAATTAACAAAACAATTAAAAGAAAAAACAGTTAAAATGTCTAAATTATTAGATATTACTAATAAAGAACATTTACATATAAAAAAATATAATGAACAAGAAAATAAAATAAAAAGAAAAATAGAACAATATAATAATACAACTATATCATTAAAAAATGAAAAAACTAAATTAAATGATGTAGGATGTAAAGAAGATTTATTACAATGTAAATTTATAAATAGTGCTTTAGAAGCAACAGATAAAATAAAAAAATTAAAAGATGAAATGTCTATATGGTTAAAAGATGAAAATAAAATTTTAATGAAATTAAAACGAATAAAACAACAATCATCAAAAGATAAAAAGGAATTTATTATCCCAAATGTTAATGAAAATGAACATACAAAATTAGGATTAAGGCTCTCTGAACTTAAATTACAAAATACAAGAAAAAAGGGGTATATAAATGAAAAAATAGATATTGTAAAAAATATAATTACACAGGATAAAATATCTCAAGCAGAAATTAAAAAAGAACTAGAATTTTGTAAAAAAGGTATATTAGAATCTTTAGAACTGGAATCACAAATAAAAGAAATAACAACAGAAATCTCTAAAATATCTGTGCTATCAACAGCATTTAGTAATAATGGTATACCACAACTAATTATAAATTCAGCTCTTCCGCAGTTACAGGATATATTAAATATATTAACTAAATATATTAGTAAATATAGTATACAAATATCCACACAGGAAGAACTAAAAAGTGGTAGTATAAAAGAAACTATTGGTTTTATAATTGATGATGGGATTAAAAAGCGTGATGTTAAATATTTCTCAGGTGGCGAAAAGAAGTTGCTTAAATCTTTAATTAGATTAAGTTTATCTATATTTCAGACTCAAAGAACTAATAGAAATTATAAAATACTATTTATGGATGAGGCTTTTGATTCTTTAGATAAAAATAATGCTTTACGCTTATTAAAGATATTATATAATTTATCAAATAGATTTAATCAAATATTTATAGTATCACATTTTACTGATGTTTTATATAATCTTACTAATTGTATTAAACTTGAAAAAATATCTAATAAAACAATAATTAAATGAAAAAAAAACAATATGTTATGTTTGTAAAGAGAAAATAATATCTAAAGATTGTGTGATGTTACCTAAATCTATTAAATATCCATTTAATTTTCATAGACATAATAGATGTTCTCCATTTTCTGAAAAGTTTATTAAAAATGGTTATATTGAATCTAGTATATGGGAAAAATTTATTAACGAAAAAATTAATGAAAAAAGAGATTAAATTTCATTGTTATGGTAATAGTGAAACATTTACAGAAAATATCTGTGCAAAAGATGAATGTAAATGGCTTATATCTTGTAAAGTGTTGTCTGGTGTTTATGTAGATATGTTTGAATATTCTTTAGTTGAACTTTTATATGGGACTATTACTTATACTGAACTTGTAAATGTTTTAATGAAGAATTATAGTATAAGTAAAAATGCAGCAAAATTAGCTATTACAAGATGGAAACGTATAGAAAAATTAAAGGATAAAGATGGAAATATCTGTTAAACAATGTGTATATTGTGAAAAGCATGTACCTAAAAGAGATCCAAATAACTTTAGTTTTATAAAAGAAATGATATGTTATAATTGTTGGCTTAAATTACCTTTAAAAATATTTGAATTAAAAAGTATACCACAATATATACCAAAAGAACAATATAGGCAATATCTAAAATTAAGACTTAAACAATATGAAGATGGAAAAGTCTAATAAAAAATGTTTATGGTGTAAAAAAAAGCTTGATGGAGATCTAGGCTATTATACTCGTTTAAGAGGAATACTGTGTTATAGTTGTTGGTATAAATTACCTATATTTGAAATACCTACATATATACCAAAAAAACAATATAGACAATATATAAAATTAAAAATTAAACAATATGATAATTAAAGTAAAAGGTAATATAGCAGAAATATCTGGAAATTACAATATTACTTCTTTAAATAAGGCTTTAACATTTAAATCACCTAATTATTGGTTTTCACCTGCCTATAAGTCAGGTGTATGGGATGGGAGGGTTAAATTTTTAAAAAATAATAAATTTCCTGTTGGCTTTTTACAAAGAGCAACTAAAATATTAGGTAAAGATGTAAAAATAGAATATATCGGTAATTATCCTAAAGTTAATCTTAATAATTTAACAGAATATTTAGATAGAGCAAATTTAAGGGATTATCAAATTGATGCAATAAAATGTGGTATTAAAAATAGATTAGGTATAATAAATCTTGCAGCAAATGCTGGTAAATCTAGATGTATAGCAGGTATAATATCAGCATTTCCACAATCACAATTTCTTGTATTAGCTCATAGAATAGATATATTAACAGAACTTCAGGAAACATTTGATGAATTTTTAACAATGCAAAATTATGAGTTATCAACATTTCAAAGTGCTAAAAAATATGATTTAACACAATTTAATGGGGTTTTAGTTGATGAGGTACAAACAGTTGCAGCAAATACATTTTATAAAATAGTCAGTAGTTGTGTTAATGCTAATATAAGGTTAGGTTTTAGTGCAACACCAAAACGTAGCGATGGTAAAGATTATTATATAGAAGCAGCTGTCGGTAAACCTATTATTAAATTAGAACAATCAAAATTAATAGAAAAGGGTATATCTGTTAAACCAAAGATTTATTTAATACCTTATAAAGTAGATTTTATTGATAATAAATCATATAGTAGAGCAGAGGATATGTTAATAAATGATAAAGGAAGAAATAGAATAATTGCTAATTTATGTAAAAATAGAAATGAAGTTATGATATTATTTAGAAGAATAGATCATGGAAAAATATTACATAATTTAATACCTAATTCTGTTTATATAGATGGTAATGATACGAAATCTAAAAGAGATAAAATTAAAAAAGACTTTAAAGAAAATAAAATTAAAGTATTGCTATCATCTAATATATTTGATACTGGTGTTAATTTAAATAATATTAAAACATTAATATTAGCATGGGCTGGTAAAAGTCCTTTTGGATTAACACAAAAAATAGGTAGAGCATTAAGAAATTGTAAAGGTAAGGATTCAGTTGATATATTTTGTTTTGCAGAACTGGGGAATAGGTATTTTGAACAGCATACTAAAATAAGAGTAGATGAACTTACTAAAGAAGGATATGATATTGAAATATATGATAAAGGATTTAAATATATAGATATTGATGGGACAAGGGGTTGACATGCCAGATATAACTATGTGTAGTGGTAAGAATTGTCCTATTAGAGAAGATTGCTATAGATATACAGCAAAAGAAAGCTATTATCAGTCCTATTTTATGACACCACCCTATGATATGACAATAGGAAGTTGTGAATATAAATGTGAATATAAAAATGCTTAAGACATTAGATCTTTTAATATTATATGAAGAGATGGTAAGAAAATACCATATACCACAATATAAAATTAGTAGACAGAGTAAAAATTTTATTAATTTTAAAAAAACATTTAAGAAATTAAGAACAATTTTAATTAATCTTGATATTCCACCATATGAATATATGATTTCACAATTTGAAGAAAGGGGTAACAGACCTTATCCAAATCAATTAATATCTAAACAAGCAATAAATAGATTTAAAAACTATTCTAATTCTATTGATGTAAAAGGTATACATGAAATACAAGAAAGTTATTTAAAAAGTTTTATTGAAAACGGTTATACAGTTGAAGAAGCTTTAGGGATAGATATATTTTATTATTATTTTAGATGTATGAAATTAAAAAATCACCCTAAAGAATGGAACACTAAAGTTTTACAAGAAATAAAAAGAACACCTAAACTTAAAAATATAGTAAAGAGGGGGATACATTGAACACACAATTTGAAAAATTACTATTATCTGCTCTATTAAAAGATAAACAATTTTTAAATGAATCAATATCTTATATTGATGATGATATATTTCAAAATCAATATTATAGGTATTTCTTTTTTATAATTGAAACATATCACAAAAAATGTAAAGATATTATCCCTTATGATACTTTTATTTTTTTATTACATAAAACAGTAAATAGTCAAGGCTTTCATAAAGAAGAATCATCTATTATAACAGAACATGTAACTGGAATATTCAATACTAAATATGATATTAATTTTATAAAAGAAGAATTAAGTAGCCATATTAAAACACGAAAATTTAAAAAGAGATTATCACAGGCAATAAAAGATTTTGATATTAATAAGGTGGAAAATATCCTTTCTGATTTAAAAAATATAAATAAATATAGTCCAGATAATAATAAACCAGTTGAATATGTATCTTCTTTAAATAATAGAAAATTACGACCTTTACCTATACCAACAAAAATAAATAGTTTAGATAATAAATTAAGTGGTGGTATTGCACCTGGAGAATTTGGTTTAATTAATGCACAAACAGGTGGTTGTAAATCAACATTATTGTTGAATTTTGCTTGGGGAGCTGTTATGGATAAGAAAAAAGTATTGTTTGTAACATTAGAAGATTCAATAGAAACAGTTATGCAGAGATTTGATTCTTTATTTTCTAATCTTGATTTTATAATATTCAGAAAAGATCCTGATAAATCAAAAACATTATTAAAAAAGGTAGAAAAGCATAAAAATCTTTTATATATAAAAGATTTTACAGACGGTAATTTTTCTGTTTCTAAATTAAGTTCTATAATTTCCAGTATGAAAGATATAGATATTATTATTTTAGATTATTTAGATGAAATTGCAACTGTTTCAAAAAGAGATAGTAGATGGCAAGAAGTTGAAGATGCAGCAAGAGAATTAAAAACATTAGCAAATGAAACTAATATTCCTATATGGACAGCTTCTCAAACAGCAGCTTCTAGTTATGGAAAGGAATTTGTTGGTTTGAGAGATACATATGGTGGTAAAGGCAAAGTACATATAGCACATATAGTATTAACAGTATGTCAAACAGAAGATGAATTAAAAAATAATAAATTAAGATTATTAGTAAGTAAACAAAAAGCAGGCCCAAAAGGTGGAGTTATATCATGTAATATCAATTTAGCTAAAGTTAGAATATGGGATGCAAATATATTATAATAGTAATTGATGAAAGGGTAAGAAAATGCGATTTAGAAAAGAAGTAATGGATGAGTATGAAGATGTATTAAAAACTATAGAAGAATATGGTTATAAAGATGGCACTTATGAATTATCAGAAGAATTAAATGGTAATACCATTACTGATGATATGTTAATTTTACAAGGTCAAGCAGAGGCTTTGAAATGGTTATTAGATGGAAAAGTACAAAATGATCTTGAACTTGATATTACTGAAAGTGATTGCCATGAATTAATGGATGGTAGAGTTTTTAATTGGCAATATGATACCGTTCAAGGACAAATTATTAATGTTAGACTTTTTATGGAAAGGGGGTAAAATGTGGAAATGTGAAGCAAGAAAAACTGGCACTGAGGCACACTTATTGGGTAGTATAGAAGGTACTGACTATGATATATATTTAGGTGATACATTTGATTCTAAAGGTATACATAGTTGGGAAAGATCTGAACGATTATTTCATCATGCAAATCTTATTGTTAGTTGGTTAAATAAAAGTGAAACTTTAGAAAGAACAGAATATTAAAGGAGATTAATTTATGGAAAATGATAATGTAAAGAAAAAAAGAAATAGCTATAATGCTGGTAAAAATAATAGTAGATGGAGTGGTGGTAAAGGTTCATATTATAAAAATCATTATCAACTTAAACTTAATAGAACAGAAAAATTAAAACAAGTAGGTAACAAATGTGAGGAGTGTGGTGCAGATGGTGATATTGTAGTATTAATAGCTAGACATAAAAATGGTGATATAAATGACCATAGAATAAGTAATTTAGAGATTAAATGCTCATTATGTTGTGGTACTAAGAAAACATCTAAGATTAAAAGAAAGTATGGTATGACAATAAATGAAATGAGAGATAAATATAATCTTTCATTTTATACTGTTTATAATAGAATTTTACCTGATTGTGATACAAAAGAAGAATTAATTAAACGATTAAATAAAGAATCAGCATTAATACAAAAGAGAATTGATAATAATAATAATAAAACATTAAAAAATGATTTAAAATTAATTAAAGATAATATTCATGATGATGATGAAATTTGTATAAAAAGTAATAATTAATAAAATATCTGTACAAAATATCTGTACAAAATATCTATGCCAAAATGACAGTAGAGATAACAACAACTTGCATAAATCCTAGTTGCGATGATGAAACAGACCATCTTAGCATCAATGTTAAGAAAGGTGTTTTTCATTGTTGGAAATGCGATTGGGGTGGTAAAATAGTAAATAATAAAGATATTTTAAATTTATTAAAAACTATTAAACCAGTTAAGGTAATTAAAAAACCTGAAACAAAGGGGAGTTTAATAAATACTAAAGAATTTATTAAATTAACAGATTTATCAAATGAACATCAGGCTATAAAATACCTTAAAAATAGGAATATAACTGTTGATTCTTGTATCAAATTACAAGGTTATTATACACAGACTGGTGTGTTATCTGGAAGAATAGTTTTTCCTGTTAAGGTTAATGATACAATTATTGGTTGGCAAGGTAGAACAGTTTTTGATAAAACACCCAAATATTTAACTTATGGTAAGAAAAATTTAGGTGTTTTTTCTTTAAAAAGTTTAGATGATTATTATAATTTTATAATATTATTTGAGGGTATATTTGACATACTTAAAATACCAGATTACGGGATTGCAATACTCGGTAAAAGAATAAGTAAAGAACAAATAAGATTATTTACAGCTTTTTTACATGTAAAGACAATATTTGTTATGCTTGATAGTGATGCTAAAGAATATACATTAAAAATTTGTGATGAATTATCTGAATATTTTAATATGGTCCCTATTTTTATTGATTCTGGAGATCCTGGCGATTTATCACAAATAGAAATTTTAGAACTTTGTAAAGGGGGTATAAAAAATGTCTAATATGGGATATTGTAGATTTCAAAATACATTAACTGATTTGCAAGATTGCTACTCAAATTGGGATGAAGAACTTAGTTATGAAGAAAAAGAGGCACAGATTTCACTATTAGAAATTTGCCAACAAATAGTAAACGAATATGGGGAATGATTTTAATTATTATAAGTAAATTAAAATAATTATTAAAAGGAGAAATTAAATGAAAGATTTAATGGACTATCAATCTGATTCCTGGATCCGTAATTTGCTTACAGCAGACGATATTAAAAATTATTTATATATTACTGCTACAGAGAGTAATTATTTTTTAAATAAAGAAAAATATACTGTAGTTAAAGAAGAAACAGAATTTGATAAACACAACTGGGATGAGGAGAATGATGAACATTATATTATGCTATGGTATGGTTCAAAGCTGGAGTCATTAATTTCATATAATTTATTCAGATGTAATGGTAATGCAAAATTGCTTTATAATAAAACAACTGATAAATATTGTATACTTACTGAAAAGGACAATGTTGATAGTTTTTAATTTGAAAAATGAAAGGGAAACCCAACGCAAATCGCAAAGCATAAAGTACATGTTTGGTGTAAAAGTAATAGCATAGTAAAAGGTGATTTTTTTTGCTACGCAAAAAAACACTCAAGAAAAAACAAAATAACATTCTTTGAATGTTTTTTCTTTCGTGAAAGAAAAATATTTCTACCTATTATAACATATTTTTAGTTAAAAAGTCAAGTTTTTTTAAATTTTTTTTAAATCTTTGTTATAGTAATACTTATGATAAAAAATATTTGTTTAAATTTAATAATTTTTGCTTGATTTAAATATCAAGTATTTAATTTATTTTATTGAGGGGGGTATATTGAACGAGTTGTATAAAAGAAGAAGAAAGATGTTTTTAAAAAGAAAGATTATTAAAAAACCTTGTATGTATGAAGGTTGTGATAAGATATTATATACTAGAGCACCAAGTAAAAAATATTGTCGTAAACACGCTAGAAAGTTTGGTGTTAGAAAAATTGAATCTAATTTATATACTAAAAATATATTTAATATTTCTATTAAAAATAGAGTTTGTTTAAAATGTGGTAGACAATTTACAAGTTACGGTATACAAAATAGATTATGTCAAAGTTGTAATTATGAAAATAATGTAATGTCATCTAGACATAGGCATAAAGTAACATGTTGTGTTCCAGTAAATAACAACAGATATTTTTAATATTTTTAGTGGGGAAAACTATTATGGCTAAAGGTTGTAATGATCCTGTTGAAAATGGTGGTGGAAGTGATGATTTATTAAGTGTTAAAGTACAAAAATATGGTTGGGAATCACCAGAAGATTGGTTAGGTTGTATGCGTGTAAGTAAAGGATATACAGAAGAAAGGATTATAAAACATATGAAAAAGAATTTTAATTCTGAACAGTTTAAGGATTACAAATTTTTTCTTTATAAAAGAATAAAAGGTAATACTTGTAATCCTGAATGGGTAAAAATAAAAGAAATAGTTATAAAAAATTGGTGGGAGAAAAATGAGTAATGTAAAAATTATAGGTGAACTAAAAATAGAAAAGAAAATAAAGGATATGGAAATAGGGGAAGAAGGTTATACAGTTCCCTGGGCGTATGATGCTAATAGTAAAGAGTTAAATGAAGAATATCCTATAATAGATATTTATTGTGGTAATAAAGCTGAAACAGCGTCAATGAAAGTTCAATGTATTGATGTTGCAGGTTATAGATATACTATAACACTTCCAGAAAATTATGAGTTTCATTAGGGGGGTAAATATGTGTAAAACATTTTATGTATTAACTATGAATACAGAACATTATCAATGGATGACAGTAGGTAAAACAAAATCTGAATGTATAAAGTTATTACATAAGCGTTGGAAATTACATATGAAAGATAGTCGTGGATTGGTAGCTAAATATGTAATAGGCGATTCAGATAAAACACCAGTTGATGAATACTATGGAGCATGGATTCAAAAGGTAAAAATTGGTGGAGCTTATTTAGATGATGAAGATGAAACTTTACCTAAGAGTTATTGGGAGGATACTGATTTTGATTGAAAAACAATGTGATTTATGTAATTTAGGTGAATATAATAGAAATAAAGGTAGAGAACATTGTATTACTGGTAATGGTAATATAAATAATAATATTATGTTTGTTGGTGATTTTATAAGTCAAAATGATTCTATATTTGGTAATTCGTTTTCTGGTAATGTAGGTTCATTATTAAATGAATGTATAGAAAAAGCCGGTTATAAAAGAAGTGATGTTTATACTACAATGTTAGTTAAATGTAATACTAAAGGTGGGGTAAATCCTAAAACAACTGAAATAAATATATGTTCTAAGTTATTAGAAAAAGAGATAGAAGTAATAAAACCTAAAGTTATTGTTGCTTTAGGTGCTATGGCAGCAAAGTATTTTTTAGGTAGTATTAAGTTATCTGATGTTAGAGGGTATGTATTTAAAAAAGATAAATATAGTGTAATTCCTACTTTTGCTCCAAAAGCATCTTTAAGTGTGATAAAGAATTTATATGCTATGCAATCTGATATAAATAAAGGTTTTAAAGTTGCATCTGGTAAATATACTCAAATACCTACAAAATATCTGTTCACAGAAGATATAGATAGAGTATATGAATTATTAAAAAGTGTAGATGAATTTGCATTTGATATAGAAACAACAGGACTTAACCCATATAGAAGTGATATAATAACATGTTCGTTTTCATTTAAAGAGGGTGTTGCTATATGTGTACCATTTTCATTAGAACATTATAAAAAGATATTTTCTCTACCAGCTAAAAAGATTACACATTCAAAATTTGATTGTAAATTTCTTAAAGTAAGATATAATATTGATACAAATAATTGGTTCTTTGATACGTATGCTGCTATAGGTATATTAAATGATAATATTTCATATGGGTTGAAGTCTTTAGCTTCTCTATATACTGATGTTTCTTATTATAATTTATCTTCTAAAATATCTATGCAAGATATGGATAGGGAGGTTGTTGCCAAATATAATAATGTTGATGCTGATGTAACTTATAGATTATATAAACTTTTTTATAATAAAATAATAGATGAAGGTTTTGCAAAGTTATTTTTTAATACTGTTATGCCAGTAAATCAGATGTTAATAGATATAGAGCGAGAAGGAATTCTTATTGATATTAATAAATTAAAATTATTAAATATCAATAAGAATTTGGAACTTGTTAAGATTAAGCGTGAATTGACTGATATAGCTGATATAAATTGGCAATCGCCTAAACAGGTTGGTGATGTATTATTTAATGTTTTAGGACTACAATCTGATAAGAAAACAGCATCAGGTGGGTATAGTACAGATGAAAAGGTATTAAAATCTTTAAAGTCTAAACATAAAGCACCTAATTTATTACATACTTCAAGAGCACTTGTTAAGAGTTTAGGTACGTATTTGATGAAAGAGATTAAATTTGATATTAAAGTTCCAAAGACAATTTCTGAAGATAATATATCAAAATATACATCATTAAATAATGAATTACAATTATTATCTTTATTAAAAGATTTAGATTCTTATAAACCTGATTTTAGTAATGATTTATTTTGTATGTTACAAGATGATAATAAAATACATAATGAGAATAATCTTAATGGTACAATAAGTGGTCGTTTAGCTTCATCTTTACATACAATTCCAAGAGAAGGTGGATTTAGAGATTGTTATATAGCACCAAAAGATTATAAATTTGTAGGTATGGACTATAAACAGTTTGAACTTAGAATAGCTGCATATTTATCAAAAGATAAGAAATTAATTAAAATATTAGATTCTTCAAATGCCAAAGAACAGTTAACTAAGATAATTGCTGGTATAGAGTATGATGAAGAGATATGGGCACAAGTTAAAGGTGTTGTTTATGGTACTTTATATGGTAGAGGTTCTAAAAGTATATGTGAAGAATTTGGTATTTCTGTAGATTATGCAGTAGAATTAAAAAAGGATTTCTTTAGAAAGTTTCCTAAAGTAAAAAATTTATTAGATAAATATAGTGATTTTGGTTTAAATTATGGTTATATTACTGATATGGTTGGTAGAACTAGGAGATTTATAACATCACAGTATAAAATATATGATATAGATCATGATATTACAAGACAGTCTGTTAATTTTCCTATACAATCTGGTAGTTCAGCAATATTTTGGTCTAAAGTTTTATTAGTTCATGATTTCTTAAAAGATAAAAAGAGTAAAATTATACATACAAAACATGATGCTGTATATTTTATTATACATAATGATGAAGAGTATTTAATTGAAAAAATTAAACTTATACTAGAAAAAGACACTTTAATAGGTGATGTTTTTGTTGATATAAAAATAGGTAAATCATGGGGAGAATGTTAATATGAAAAAAATTAAAGGTACTAATGAGTATAATTCTGAACCGCATATTGCAAATTTTTCTGTTAAAATGGAAACATTAAATAAGAATTATTTTTCTTGTTATAAAGACCATTATACTCTTTATAAGGAAAAAATTGCTGATATAGAATATGCAGGGGGTAATGATATACCAGAGGATAAGGTATATAAAAATGGAGAGAGTTGGAGAACTGGAAAAAGACATACTATAGATGGAAATTTAATTGATAGGTGTGAATTGTGTAATAAAAAGAGCAATGAGTTATATAGATTTTATTATAAAGAATTAGGTAAATCAAAGAAAAAAACTATTAAGGGAAAAATATATATTTTAGTTTGTCATCAAGATATTAGTGAATTATTAGAATGTTATGAAGAACTAGATAATAAATTAAAAGGAAATATATTCGCATATTTACCACCAGACCAAAAAGAATTATTGGCAGTAATAAGTTTGAGAAAAAAGTATAATCAACTTTATACATCTAGATAAGGAAATAATACTATGAAAGGTATACATATTATGAATGATAATGAAACTCCAAATGGACATTATTGTTATGAAAGAAGATATACTTATGATTCTTATAAAAATGGTATTTATATAGATGGAAATTTAATTGATAGGTGTGAATTGTGTAATAAAAAAAGAAAAGATTTATATAAGTTTTATTACACCGAATTAAATGATACAGAAAGAAAGTATATTTTAGTTTGTCATAAAGATGTTAAAGAGTTATTAAAATGTTATCCAGAAAATAGTTCTAATTACATATATTGGTATTTACCACCAGAACAAAGAGAAATAGTTGCATTAATGAGATTAAAGAAAAAGTACGATATATCAAGTAAAAATAATTCTAATAAATAAACTTGACTTTTTTTATGAAATAGGGTATAATGAGATTATGAATTTAAATAAAGAATTTGAAAAATATGTGGAAGATTTATATAATATTAATCCAGACGATTTAGAAGGTGAGTATATAAAAGTAGTTAAATCATTTTATATATTTTCTAGGTTGACATCAGAATCATATGCAGATTCATTAACAGCAAAAGAGGAATTAAAAAGAATCTCTTCACAAGTTTTTCTAGATGCAAAAAGTGAAGGTAGTACAGATAATAAATGTAAAGAGGTAGTTAATATTAGTCCAAATGTGATTAAATATAAAAAAGCATATATAGATAGTGTACGTAAATGGGAACTTTATAAAAGTAATAGAGATACAGTTGTAATGAAAAAAGATATGTTAAAGAGTATAGGATTTAATCGTAAAGTGGACTCAGAAGTTACAGATAATTCATAAGAAAGGGGGTAAAATGATTATTTCAGCTATTGTTATAACTACATTTTTAATTTATTATTGGTAATTTTTAATTTATTTAATAGGATAATTAGGGGGAAAGGATTATGGCAACAAGAAAGATTTTTAAAGTAGATAAGGAAAGAGCAAAACAGTCTAAACAGAGATTAGAAGAAGAATCTCAAAGAGGTGGTTTACCTATGTGGAAGATACCACAGGGTTCAACTAAAATTAGAATATTGCCACCTTGGAGTGAAGCAGGTGATATAGCTTTTGAATGTAGATCACATTGGAAAGTTCCACCAAATGATAGTATGTATAATTGTTTAAGAGTTGTTAATAAAGAATGCCCGATTTGTGAATTTGCTAGTGAGCTTAAAAGAACTGGTAATAGAGAATTGGCATCAACATTATATCCATCTAAAAGTGTTTACTACAATATTGTAGTAAGAGGTGAAGAAGATAAAGGTGTTCAGATAATGAGATCAGGTATATTGTTATATGAGAATATATTAAGTTATTTATATGATGAGGATTATGGTGATATAACAGATATAGTTGAAGGTAGAGATATGGTCATAGAAAGGGTAGGTACAACTAAAGAAGATACTAAATATACTTTAAAACCTGCTGCTAATACTTCACCATTACATGCTGATAAAACTATAGTTGCAAAATGGCTTGATACTATGTTTGATTTGGATAAAGATATTGCTTCTTTTAGAGATCCGATTGAATTACAGAATGTTGTTAGTAATATTCATGGTAAAAAAATGGAAACTGTTGTTGATGAAACAGAGACCCTTGCTATTGAAGCACCAGCATCTGTAGATACAGAAAGTGATGATAAATCAAAAGAAAATCTTCTTAAGGAAATAGAAAGTTTAATTAGTTAAAAGGGGAATATTATGGATTGTTGGACAAAAAGAAGAGTAATTATTATTATTATTTGTGTGTGTTTTTTTCCTATTGGATTATGGTCAATTTTATGGTGGGAATAGTTGTAAAATATCTGTGCAAAATATCTGTGCAAAATATCTGTACGAAAGGTGTATATGAGTAAAAATGAGAACATATTTAATGATTTATTAGCCAGTTTTGGTAAAGACGCTTGTACTTTAAAGGATAAACCATTACCAGAGCATAAATTAGGTTTTCTTAGTACTGGTTCTATGACTTTAGATTGGTCATTAGGTGGTGGTGTTCCTTATGGGAGATTAACAGAGATATTTGGGTGGCAAAGTTCCGGCAAGTCCATCCTAGCTGCAAATCTTCTTGCAAGTTGTCAGAAGAAGGGTGGACTTGCCATAATGTTAGATACAGAAAATTCTTTATTATCAGGTTGGGCTACAACTTTAGGTTTAGATGATTCAAAACTTTTAATATTGAGTTCAAAATATCTGGAAGATGCTTTTGATAAAATAATTACAGCATGTGAGTTTGCTAAAAGTAAGAAAATACAAGCGTGTTTAGTTGTAGATTCAATTTCAGTATTACCTAGTAAATCTCAATTAGAATCAGAAAAAATTGAAGATACAAAAGCATTAGGTGAAGAAGCAAGAATAGTATCTAAAGCATTAAGAAAAATTAACAAGATAATATGGGATAGTAAAGTTGCACTCGTATTAGTTTCTCAGATAAGAGAGAAAATTGGTGTAATGTTTGGTAATCCAGAAACAACTCCTTATGGGAACTCTATTAAGTTTTATTCATGTGTTAGAATTAAGACACATAATAAAGGGTTTATATATCCTAAAAATGTTGTAAAAGATGATCCTATAGGCATGGAATGTAGATTATCTGTAATTAAAAACAAAATGTCTCAACCAAGAGGTCCTGTTGAAGTAGATGTTTTATATTCTAAAGGATTTGATAATATTAAAGATACTGTAATGTTAGGTATTAAGTTAGAAAAGGTTATGTTTCATAAAGGTGGATTCTACGAATATAAAGGTGAAAAGTATAGACTTACAAAGTTTGGTGAAAAATTTAAGAAACAAATTGAAGATGGCTCTTTAGTTGAGAGCTTTCATAGTGGGGATACTGAGTAGTTTTAGACTTCTTTATTTTTGTTTTACTTTTATACTTTATTAATTTTATTTAAGTATCCTCCGAGACCCTACAATATTAGTTGTTTTAGTATTGTAGGGTTTTTTTATGTTCTGAGTGAGGAAATACTTGTTGACATATAAATTTATTTATGTTACATTTTGCATAATATGAGTAGACCTAAACAAGTAGAAAAAAGAAAGCTTGCATTTAAACTTTACCGTCAACATAGTAATTTAAGTAAAGTTGCAGAAGAAGTGGGGGTATCTCCATCATTAGTCACAGTATGGAAAAAAGAAGATGAGTGGGATGATAAGTTACTTCAACTTCAAAATCTATTAAAAACAAAACTTACACTTAAAGAAACTTCTGAAAATACAGCTTTGATGGAAAAAGATGAAGTAACTTTAGGTATGTTAAAAGAACTTGAAAATATAGTAGTAGAAAAGGTATATACAGGTGAAATAGAACCGACTACTTGGAATGAAATAATAAGTACTTTAAGATTTACAACTGAACAAAAACGTTTACTTTTGGGGCAACCTACTATAAGAACTGAAAAAACTGTTAGTGTAGAGGTACAAGGTTTAGAAGATAATGAATTATCAAAACGAATTGAGGAAACAACAAGAGCAATTGCTCTTATTGAACCTGGAAAAGATTAAAAAATCTGCTATAAAAGATCCTTTTGTTTTTTCTCAGTATATGTCTACTGATTTTGAGTTTCCTCTATCTACAATGCACAAAGATTGGCATGATAAGATAACAAAAAATAGGTTTGTTGTTATAACATCGCCTAAAGACCACCGTAAAACTACTTCTATTTCAGTAGAAAGATGTTTGTGGGAATTAGGTAATAATAGGGATTTAAGAATAAAAATTATAAGCCATTCTGATGATTTATCATGTAAAATATTATCAGAGATTAAGGGTCATATATCTAAAGAAGGTGGTAAGTACCATGATATATTTCCAGATATAACAGATGAAGGTGCTTTATTATGGTCATCATCAAAAATTCGACTGGCTGGGTCTAAAATTCGTAAAGATTCATCTGTAGAAGCTTGTGGTGTATTAGCATCTGCTACTGGTGGTAAAGCTGATCTAGTCATCTTTGATGATGTTGTAAGTTTTAAAAATGCTATACTCAACCCTAGTATGAGACAACAAGTAATAGATGCATTTTTTGGTAATTGGATGGATATACGTAGTGGTCCTGAGTCTAGAATTATATATGTAGCAACACCCTGGCATAAAGATGATTTAACTGCAAAGTTATTAAAGACACCTAAAGTTAAATCATATAGATATGCTATAGATGAAAAATTTACACCTGTATGGCCTGAAAGGTGGCCAAAAGAAGCTTTAATAGAGGAATTTAAGTTTAGGGGTGAAATGTATTTTAATCCAGCATTTCGTGGATTGATGATGTCTGAATTTGACAAAACATTTAATAAAGAACATATTCGTGCTTGTTGTTTTTCTAGAGATGAGATTCCTTATCATGATGATAAAGAAAAATATATAGGTGTCGATTTAGCTATAGGTCAAAAAAGTGGTAATAAGTACACTGTATTGTTCTGTTTAGCTTTTGATGAAGAAAAGAAAAGACGCTATCCTGTTGAAATAAGAAGAGGTAAATTTTCTTCACCAGATACAGCAAGAGAACTAATAGAGATGTATAATGATATAAAGCCTATAGCTGCTGTGGTAGAAAATAATTTTTATCAACAAGCTATTATAGATTGGTTAGAAGACCTAGAAGGTGTTGATATGAATATTGAGCCATTTACAACAGGCGCACAACAAAAAAGAAGTTTAGATTTTGGTGTACCTGCTATGGCTACAGACTTTCAGAATGGTAGATGGATGATTCCTATGGAAGATAATGAATTTGATTGGGAATTAGAAAAAGGTTGCGGTTGTTCTATTTGTATTTGGATAGAAGAACTATTACAATATCCATATGGTACATATTCTGATACAGTTCTAGCATGTTATTTGGCAGTACAGGGAAGTAAAAAATATTCAAGTGAAGGTATCAATAGCAGAGGTGGTTTTGCTAGTTGGTCTATAGGTTAAAAAGGAATTATACATGGCAAGAAAAAATAAAAAAGAAAATAATAATGGTTTTCATGTTTTAGATTATGATGGTAAAGAAATTCCAATGGATTTTGGGGAAGCACTTGAGGCTGTAAAAAATTATTCAGCGGAAGTTATAGGTGATAAAACAATACGATTATCTGAAAAATTAATAGATGGTAATGGGTTTTCAGTTAAACGAGGCTGGAGAGATGACCATGCTTCCAGTTCAGACTCTTGGACATATTCTCCTAGTGATATAAAAAGGGATTCTTTATTATCTTTTGATACTTTAAGAGAAATATATCGTAGATCTTCTCATGTAAGACCTGCTATTGATAGTATAGTTAAAGAAATAGCACATTTACCTATAAAAATAGAAGGTCGTGGTAAAGCTAGAGTAGAAGATTTTATAAATAGGCCCAATATATCAAAAGAAACTTGGCCAACTTTATTTCATTCATTTCTTATTGATCTATTAGTACTAGATCAAGCTATTATTGAAAAAGTAAGAAATATGAATGGTGATATAGTAGAGATTTATGTAAGAGATGCTTCACAATTTAGACCTATGCTAGATTCTTCGCGTTCTTATATATGTTATTTTAAGCAGGATTTAGTTGATAAAGCAGGTAGAGTGAAATCATCTATATCTCATGATGTAGATGATTTAATTTGGGTTAGACAGTTTCCTAGAAGCTATTCTAGTTATGGTACTCCAATAATAGAAACTATTATAGATGAAGTATCAGCTTTAATGTTCGCTTCTAAATCTATAGCTAAATATTTTGTTGATGATGAAATACCACCTGGTATTTTACATTTAGAAACAATAGGTAGAAAAGCTTATGAAAGAGCAAAAGCTCAATTTGAGGCTAATCGTGGTGAATCTGGTAAAAAGAGAATTAATGTTATAGATAATGTTGGAAGTGCTGGTTGGGTATCGTTTACTAGACCTTTTAGAGAGATGCAATTAGCAGAGCTTACATTGATAATAGAACAAATGGTAAATAAGAATTTTGGTGTTAGTTCAGCTGATTTAGGTGATGCTCAAGGTTTGACACGTGCTACAGTAGATAGGTTATATAAAACTGGAAGATCTAAATTATTTAGGCCTCTTGTTAATTTAATTGCAAATAAATTAAATAAAGAATTAATTAGTGAAATATCACCTAATGCAAAATTAAGTTTTGTATTAGAACCTGTAGTTGATGCAAGTACAGCTCGTGAGATGTCTGATGCAGGTATTATAACTAAAAATGAAGCAAGAAAAGCATTAAATTTTGATCCAGTTCCTGGTGGGGATAGATTAGCTGTAAGAGTAGGAAATCAATATCTTGTATTAGATGATGATGGTGGTGTTCCTACTGGTATTTCTAATAATGAGATATCTAATACAGAACCTACAGCATTAGAAGATAATAATATATCTGATGAAAGTAGTGATGATATAACAGATAATGTTGATGAAATTGAAAAACCAGATAAAAAGAAACCTAAAAAGAAACCTAAAAAGAAAGTTAATGTATGAAAATAAAAGATATTTATTGTTCTGTATGTGCTAAAGTAGTTGGTACATGTAATCATGATAGAATAGATATGATAGTACATATACTTCAAGCATGGGATGATAGAAAAAAAGAATATGATAAAGAGAAAGATTCTGCGTTTAAATATGGGAATGTAAATCTTATTGGATAAAAGTTAATTTATGTCTTTTGATTTAAGAACAAGACAAAGATATCCACTTAATTTAAAAATATCTTTGTCAAAAGTAAGAATAAGTGAATATTATAAAAAATGTCATGGTAAAGTTTATGTGGCTTTTTCTGGTGGTAAAGATAGCACAGTTTTATTACATTTAGTAAGGTCTTTATATCCAGACGTACAAGGTGTATTTTGTGATACAGGATTAGAATTTCCAGAAATAAAAGAATTTGTAAAAACTGTTCCCAATATTGAGTGGATTAAACCAAAGATGAATTTTAAAATGGTATTAGAAAGATACGGGTATCCTGTTATTTCTAAAGAACAAGCTCAATTTATAGGTGAAATTCAACGTGGTGTTTGTGAAGATGGTATAGAAAGACGTTTACATGGTATAAATGGTAATAGGTCTGGAGTAATTAGTAAGAAGTGGCAATATTTAATTGATGCCCCATTTAAAATATCTGATAAATGTTGTGAGGTTATGAAAAAAAGACCTTTTAAGATTTATGAGAAAAATGGTAAAACACCTTTTATTGGTGTTATGGCAGAAGAATCACTTTTAAGACAACAAAGTTATACAAAAGATGGTTGTAATAAACCTAATGGTAAACAGTCTAGACCTTTAATGTTTTGGTTAGGAACTGATATATGGGAATATATAAAAAGAGAAAATTTACCATATTCTAAGATTTATGATAAGGGATTTAGTAGAACTGGTTGTATATTTTGTGCATTTGGAGCACATTTAGACAAACCACCTGTTGAAAATAAATTTCAAATTATGTATAAAACACACCCAAAACTTTATAAGTATTGTATGAAAGGTTTGGGTATGAAAGAAATTCTGGAATATATAAAAGTTCCAGTAGAACCAAAAAAGGTTTAAAACAAAAGAAAGAGGAAATAATTATGGGAATAAAAAAAAGTTTTTCAAAGGAAGAAGGTATTGATGATAGACCTGAAACATTTGATTTAAGTACAAATATTGAACTTAGTACTTTAAGTGATGAAGATCTACTTTTTAGAGAGTCAATAGTTAAATCCTTTTATGAGATAGTTGTAAGAACTGGTAAACCTGTTTACGGATTTAGTAAATCTGATTTAGAAAAGAAATATGCTGAAATTGTAAAAGAATTTGAAGCTAGGGGTAGAACCTATTTAGTAGAATTAGATAGAAGCATAGGAGATAGTGAAGATGATTCAAAAAAGGAAATTTCTAAACAGGAAAAGTTAGGTAGTATTGGTAGTATCAAAGGGGTTGATTTTAGTTCTTTATTGGAAATAAAAAGATATGCAGAAGAAGATGGTAAGAATATAATAGAAGGTATTGCAACAACTGCAGATTTAGATGTCGATGATTTATATATATCAGAAAGTGCTTTAATCGGTGCTGAAAATGATCTTAAAAAGTATACAACTCTTTTATATAATCATGACAGAGATAAAGAAATAGGTAGAATATTAGAAGTTAAATATATACCTGAAGAAAGAGCTTTATGGATAAAAGCTTTAATTTCTAAAACAGTTCCAGATATTTGGCAGAAAATCAAAGAAGGTGTTCTTAATAAGTTTAGTGTAAGTGGCACTGCTTTAGATTTTACAGAGAAATTTATTAAAGGTTTAGATAAAGTAGTTCAATATGTAAACCAAATAAGGTTATTTGAAACATCTTTGGTAACAGTTCCAGCAGATCCGTCTTCTAGAACGTTAGCATGGTATGTTGAAAAGTCGTTAGGTAAACAATTTAATAAGGAGAATAGTATGTCTACTAAGGAAAAGAAGATAAAGAAAAGTAAAGATGATAACATAAAGAAAGATGTTCATCAAATTGAAATTCTTATTTCATCTGTAGAAGATGCTTTAAGTACTGAAGATAAAGAAGTTCAAGTTAATGCACTTAGGGGTGCACTTGATTTTCTTAAAACATCTTTAGAATTAGAGAGTAAAATAAAAACAGATGAAGAGGCTCGTGGAAAAGTAGACACTTCAGGGATTAGTATAGATGAGGTAAAGAAAGCTATGACTGAGTGTTTGTCTACAAGTTTTGATGAGCTAAAAGAAACTCTTGAAGCATTTGCTAAATCTGTTTCTGAAGTAGCTAAAGCTAAAGCTGATGAAGAAGTAGCTAAAGCTAAAGAAGAAGTAGAGGAAGTTAAAGAAGAAGTTAAGGAAGAAGTTGCTAAAGCTAAAGAAGAAGT